TATAATATTAATATTGTAGTTGGATTAGGTTCTGGTTCTAAAGAACAACAATTAGTTATTTTAAACAGTATTCTTGAAAAACAAATGCAAGCATTTACTTTGCAAGGCAATAAAGAATATCCAATGGTAACTTTAAAAAATATTTATAATACGTTATCTAAGATGATTGAAAATGCTGGTCTTAAAAATACAGAGAATTACTTTGTTAACCCAGATGTTGGTATGCAGTATGTTCAACCACCGCAACCACCTGCTTTAACGCCTATTGAAAAAATTGAATTCACTAGAATAGATAGTGAAAACAAACGAAAACAAGCTGATTTGGAATTACAATTTAGACAATTACAAATGGACAATTCAAAAATGCAGCTTGACTTTCAATCAAAAATGAAAGAATTAGAGTTAAAGTATAATACACAGATTGACGTTGCAAAATTACAAGGAGAAGTAGATCTAACTAAAGCTAGATTAAATAATGCTTCTAAGAATTTAACAGCGGCACAAAAAGCTACGCAAGAATTTGGACAACAAGTACAGGAATTAAATGCAGGAAATGGATCAAACGAAACTCCAATCGGAATTAAGTAGATCAGAGAAAGCAAGACTTGGTTTATCAAATCCAATCTTTGTGGAAGCGATAGAGAATTTAAAAAAATTGTACTCTCAAAGTCTGTTAAACACAGGCGTTAACGAACAAGATGCTAGAGAAAAATTATGGCTAGCATTTCAAATCGTTCAAAAAGTGGAACAACACTTTATTGAGATAATGGAAACTGGAAAACTTGCTAAGAAGCAATTAGAAGATTTCAGAAAATCCATTGATGGTCAAAAATTCTAATAATAAAAATTAGGATAGGTCAACCGCTTTATAGCGGAACTTCAACTAAAAGGAGACAATATGTCAGAGTACCAAGCTAACCCAACAAAGGGAGCTGCGTCTGATGTGCAGATAGCTGCAAAATCAATTTCTGGATTGCTTAATCCGCAAACAGGAAAAATTGCTGAGGTTAAAAAACCAGAAGCAAAAACTGAAGTTGAGCAAGAAGCTCAAGTTCAAACAGAACAACAAGACGTTGCTGAAGAACCAATAAATCAGGAATCTGAAACAGATCAACCTGAGGTTACAGAGGAAACGCAAACAGAAACAGAACAAGAGACTAGTGATGTTTCTGAAACTGAAGTATCTCAAGAACAAACAGATAACATTCAGAAAGAACCTGATTCCACCTTTACTGTAAAAGTAGCAGGTCAAGAATTAAAGGTTACCTTAGATGAATTAAAAAAAGGTTATTCCAGAGATGCTGATTACCGTAGAAAGACAGAAGAATTATCTTTTGAAAAAAAGCAATTCCAGTCTGAAACGGATCAACAAAGGCAAGACTATTCTAAACGTTTGTCTGAATTAAATCAGATACTTGCTTTTACACAACAACAATTAAATTCAGAAATCAACAATGTTGATCTGAATAAATTGTATGAAGAAGATCCAGTTGAAGCTACAAAAGTAGAACGTCAAATTAGACTTAAAAAGGATAAGATGATGGAAGCTGCTCAGAAGTTACAACAGGAACAACAAAGACAACTGAACTCATACGTACAAGAGCAACAAAGAATCTTGGCACAAAAAATGCCAGAATTTACTGATGCTCAAAAAGCTAGTTCAATTAAAAACAATTTAAGAAATTTTTTAAATTCTTACGGATTTAATGATTCTGAAGTTGGACAAATCTATGACCATAGAATTGTTATGCTAGTGAATGATGCTTTAAAGTACAGAAATATGAAGAACGTTAAACCTCTCTCAGCTGCGCAAGCATCTAAGCCAGGTAAGTTTTTATCTTCTGGTGTGAAAAAAGATAGCTCTGATATTAATTTTCAGAAGCGTAAAGAAAAGTTGGGTCGTCTCAAAAAATCAGGCAATGTCAACGATGCCGCAAGCATCTTCTATGACATTATAACCAACAAAAAAAAATAAGGAAAAATAAACATGGCACAAGTATCAGGCACATATAGTAAGTATGATGCAGTTGGACTTAGAGAAGATCTTACAGATATTATCTATAATATATCTCCAACTGATACGCCTTTCATGTCAAGCATTGCAAAGTCAAAAGCGACTGCGGTGAATCATGAATGGCAACTAGACACATTAGCATCTGCTGCTGCAGACAATGCTAAGATTGAAGGAGATGAAGTATCTTTTTCTGCACCGTCTAGCACAACAAGAAGAGGAAACGTTACTCAGATTTCTACAAAATCTGTTATCATTTCCGGAACGTTAGAAGTGGTTAACAAAGCTGGAAGAAATTCTGAGCTTGCTTACCAAATTTCTAAAGCTTCAAAAGAGCTTAAAAGAGATATGGAAACATCACTTTGCGACAATAATGCTCAAGTTGCTGGGGATGACTCAACAGCTAGAGAACTTTCAGGACTAGGATCTTGGTTAAAAACTAACCAAAGTGCTGGATCTGGCGGATCTGCTCCAGGAACTTCTGGAACAAATGCTAGAACTGATGGAACTCAAAGAGCGTTCACAGAAGATCAACTAAAAACTGTTATCAAATCAGTATGGGATAACGGTGGAGACCCTTCAATGGTTATGGTTGGTTCTTTCAACAAACAAAAACTTTCTGGTTTTACAGGTGGATCTACAAGATTTGACCCAGCTGAAAACAAAAGATTAGTTGCTGCTGTTGATGTGTACGAATCTGATTTCGGTGCTTTACAAGTAACACCAAACAGATTCCAAAGAGCTAGAGATGCTTTCGTATTAACTCCAGAGCTTTTCGCTGTAGCTTTCTTAAGAGATTTCTCTTTAGAAGATTTAGCAAAAACTGGTGATGCTATGAAACAATTCTTGTTAGTGGAATATACTCTTGAATCTAGACAAGAATCTGGTTCAGGAATTATTGCTGACTTAACAACGTCATAATAACCCAAAAATATAGGGGGGATTATTCTCCCCTATATCTAACTTAACTTAGTTTGGTCTTTGAAGTCTAAAGACGGAACGAAGCAAACAAGGAAAAAAAAATGAGAACACTTAATGACTACTTTTTAACTGCTAGATTAGCTGATGTATCAGCTGCTAGTTCAGTTAACATTGCTGTACCTGATGATGGAAAAATTATTAAAATTATTTCTGTATTAGGTGGAGCAATAACAACAGCTAATTCTGCTGTAACAACTTCTATAAATGGAACTGCTGTAACAGGCGGTGGATTTACAGTTGCTTTTTCAGAATCTGCTGCTGGAGACATTGATACTGCTGAACCAACAGCTGCTAACAATGTTACAGAGGGTCAATATATAACTATTACATCTGACGGTGCGTCATCTACGACTCAACCATTAGATATAACTGTTATCATTAGACGATAATTATAGTGGGGATAGCAATATCCCCATTTAACTACGGAGAAAAAAATGGTTAAAAAGAAAAAACAATTAAATTTAGATGATAGAATTGATAGTATCATTGATCTCTTAGAAGATTTAAGATACGAACAATCAAACAAGGTGTGTGAAAATTGTCAAGACGATGATGATATTGACACAAATATTAACGATGAAGATGAGGAGAACGAATAATGTCAGGTAATAGCACAGATCCAGCTTTTGCAGTTGTATCAAATGAAAACGTTGCTTACACAGGAACAGCTGCGGCTAGCGCTGCGTTTGCTTCTGGAATACATCACATAAGAATTGCTGCAACTACAGCTGCTTATTATAAAATAGCAGGAACACCGGTTGCAACATCTAGTGATACATATTTACCAGCTAACGTAATTGAGATTATCAGAGTAAATCCAGGTCAGAAAATTAGCTTTATACAAGTATCTTCTGGCGGAACTGCTTCTGTTAGTCAAATGTCTAAGTAATAAAATACATTTAGATAAGTTAGACTATGAGTAAGATAGTTGAGAAAGATGGTTTAATGACAACTACTTATCACTCAGATAGTGATAAAGTTGTTATTGAAAGAAATATAGATTACAAACCTATTGTTGAGCATAATAAAAAATTATACTCTCATAACAATGGTTACTCTAAGTCTAAAGATTTAAAAAGAGTTGCTTCTATTCCAACGTTAGTTTTAGAAATTTGGTCAAAAGAATACAATGGTAATTCAAATTGGTTTGCTTTGCCTTCTGATGTTCAAAAGAAAATACTAAAAAAAAAATTAAACAGTTCTGAATTTCAAATGTTTAGAACAGCACCAGGTAGATTATAATGGCTTTAAGTACATATACAGAATTAAAAACAACAATTGCCAATTGGTTAAATAGATCAGATTTAACTTCTGAAATATCAGATGATTTTATTGTTCTTACTGAAGCAGACTTAAATGCTAAATTAAGAATACGTCAGATGCATGCGCAAACTACAATTACAATTGACGCTGAAACAGAAACCGTTCCAACAGGATTTTTACAAGTAAGAGATTTTTATATTTTAAGTAATGGGGCAAAGTTCCCAATGACTTTTATTTCCCCTGCACAAATGGATGCGGTTAAAGCATCTTCAACAACAGGCGTTCCAAGTTCATACACAATATTAGGTTCAACATTTAGATTTGCTCCAAGACCAGATTCAACTTATTCAGGAATATTAAATTATTATAAAAAATTTGATCCATTAACTTCAAGTAATACTTCTAATTATATTTTAGCAGATCACCCTGCTGTTTATTTATACGGTAGTTTATTTCATGCCGCTAATTTTTTAGGTGGATTTGATCCTAATCAAGTTCAGCAATGGTCGCAAATGTATCAAACAGCTTTAGAAAGAATTGAATTAAATGATAGAGAAGATGCTTATTCTGGATCACCATTACAAATTAGATCAGATGTTACAGTCGCTTCTCCATTTACAAGAAGATACGTTACAACAATAACAGAATAATCAATATGCAAGTACCTTTTGGTGAATGGTTACCAGATCAACCAGAACACTTGAATCCAGGTGCAAACGTTGCTAAGAATGTTTATTATGCTTTACAAGGTTACAAGCCATTTAAAAGTTTGGTTGCTTACAGCTCTAATACAATTTCAGCAAATGCTAGGGGTGCTGGGTCATTCAGAGATAATACTAATACTGTTTATAACTTTGTTGCAACTAACACTAATATTTATCAATTAGATTCAGGAACGTTCACATCAAGAAAAGGTTCTTTAACTGGTGGCAATACAGATTTCTGGACATTCACACAATTTGGAAATTACATTATAGCAAGTAATGGAATAGATGCTCCTCAATATTATTTAATGGGAACATCAACAAACTTTGCAAATTTATCAGCAATAGCCACAGATGGAACTCCACCATTATTTAGAGTATCAGGAGTTATTAGAGATTTTTTAGTTACAGGAAACATATCTGGAGCAACAAATAGAATTCAATGGTCTGGAATAAATGATATTTCAACTTGGACAGAAGGTTCAAAGTCTGCAGATTTTCAAGATTTACCAGGATCAGGCGGAAGAGTTGTAGGAATTACATCAGGAGAAATTGGTTATGTATTTAGACAAAACCAAATTATTCGTATGGACTATGTAGGTGGTGCAACTGTATTTAGATTATCAGTTATATCTCCAAACAGAGGTGCAGTTTATGGAAAAACTATTTGTCAAGATAATAGAAGAGTATTCTTTTATGCTGATGACGGATTTTTTCAAATAGATGGTGATAGTGTAATTGCTATTGGTGCTGAAAAAGTTAATAGATTTTTTGATAGTAATTTAAACAAAGCATACACAGATAGAATTGTTGCAACAGTAGATCCATTTAATCAATTAGCGATGTGGTTATATCCATCATCTAACAATACAAATAATACAACTGGTATTTGTGATAGGATTTTAATTTATAATTATGCAACTCAAAAATGGTCTTTAGCAGAAGTTAGTGCTAGCCAAATATTTTCTCAGTTTGTTGGCGCTTATACAGTTGAATTAATGGATATTATATCTCAAGATTTAGATGATATTAACATTGCATTAGACACAGATTTCTGGTCTGGTGGACAGTTGTATTTAGGTGCAATTGATAGTAACTATAAAGCTGCTATCTTTTCTGGAAATCAATTAGAAGCAGAAATAGAAACATCAGAGTTTGAAATATTTCCAGGAGCAAGAGCAAATATAACCGGTGTAAGACCAGTAGTAGATGCTACAGCAACAGTTACTCTTAAAACAAGAGAGCGTCTTGCAGATGATATTACACAATCTAGTGTATCTACTATGACAAATAGTGGTATTAATCCTGTAAGAAAATCAGGAAGATATGTTAGAGCTAATATTAAAGTTGCTTCAGGTACAAATTGGCATAATGCACAAGGTGTAGATTTTGTTGCAAGTAAAGCAGGATATAGATAATGGTAGATGTTATTGAAAAAGATATAGATAATGTTAGGTATTCATTTGAGACACAAGAATATTTTCAAAGACAGATTGAAGAAGCGGTAAATACATATATAAATAAATTTAATACAGAAAACGATAAAGTTTTCTCATGGTTCTTAGGAGATTAATATGGCAGGAATAAAAGATTATAGTTCAACAGCAGGTAGTAATACATCAATAGGTGGAATTAGTATTGCTGAAGGAATGTTACCTTCAAATATCAATAACGCATTTAGAGGTTTAACAGCTGATATTAGAGAATGGTATAATGATTCTCAATGGGTTATTTATGGAGACGGAGATAGTACATTTACTATTGCTTATGCTTCATCAACTTCATTCACAGTATCTGGTGTAGATGTTACAAGTTTTTATCATGTTGGTCGTAGAGTAAAAGCAATCGGTTCTTCTACAGGAACTATCTACGGAACAATTAGTGCAACTACATTTTCAACTAACACAACTGTAACAGTAACTTGGGATAGTGGTTCATTATCTAATGAAACTATTACAATTTATCTTGGTGCTTTATCTAAAACAAATGATTCAATACCAGAACTAGTAATTACTAATGCTAAAATTTCTGCATCAGCAGCAATTGACGCAGCTAAAATCGGTGGCGGTGCAGTTTCTAATTTAGAATTTTCATATCTTGATGGAGTTACATCTGCAATACAAACACAAATAGATTCCAAACAAGCTACAATAACAGGAGCTGCTACAACTGTAGTAACATCTGACTTAACTGCTAATAGAGCTGCTATATCCAATTCATCTGGAAAGATTGCTGTATCAACAGTAACAGATACTGAACTTGGTTATGTATCTGGAGTAACAAGTGCTATTCAAACTCAATTAGATAACAAACAAGCAACGATTACTGGATCAGCAACTACAATTGATACAGAATCTTTAACAGCTTCAAGAGCAGTTATATCTAATTCATCTTCAAAGATTGCAGTATCTGCAACTACTGATACAGAACTAGGATATTTAAGTGGAGTAACTTCTGCAGTTCAAACTCAATTAGGAACTAAACTAACAAATTCAAATAATTTATCAGACGTATCTTCTACATCTACTGCAAGAACTAATTTAGGATTAGGAACTATTTCAACTCAAAATGCAAATAACGTTGCAGTAACTGGTGGAACAATTACAGGATTAGGTGATCCTTCATCTACATCTGAAGCAGCTACTAAAAACTATGTTGATAATTTAGTTGCTGGACTTAGAACAAGAGCTGTTGCAAGAGTTGCTTCTACTACTAACGTAGCTATATCTTCTGGATTAGAAAACGGTGATACCTTAGATGGTATTACATTAGCAACAGGAAATAGAGTTTTATTAAAAGATCAATCTACTCCATCTCAAAATGGTTTATATACTGTTGTGGCTTCAGGTGCTGCTTCAAGAGATACAGAGTATGATACAATATCAGAATTAGCTGGACAATTAATTTTAGTATCAGAAGGTTCTACTCATGCTGACGATTTATTTTTATGTACTACAGACACAAGTGCTACACTTGGTTCTAGTTCAATTTCATATACACAAGTATTTCCAAGCTCAGGCGGAACAGTAACTTCCGTAGGTTTAGCTGATGCAGGATCTTCAGAATTTACAGTAACTAACTCACCAGTAACAAGTTCTGGTACAATTAACATTGCAGTTAATTCAATAGCTGCTACTAAAATTGGAACAGGTACAGTAGATAATACAGAATTTGGTTATTTGGATGGTGTAACTTCAGCTATTCAAACTCAAATAGATAGTAAAGCAAGTAATGGTTTTGCGATTGCTATGTCAATTGCTTTATAGTAACAAATAATATAATAGGAAATAAAATATGGCACAAAATTTTAGAAGATACACAAACAATAACGTAGGCACATCTGCTGTTACATCTTTCACAGCTAACTCATACGATACAGTAGTTGGAATATCTATTGCTAATATAACTGGTTCTGCAGTTAATGCAGATGTTTATATTAACGATGGAACAAATGATATTTATTTAGTAAAATCTGCACCAATCCCTTCAGGTTCAGCATTACAAGTTTTAGATGGTGGAGCTAAGTTTGTTTTACAATCTGGCGATGCTTTAAAAATACAATCTGATACTGCTGCATCACTTGATGTATGGGTTTCTGCAGTTGACGACATAAGTTCATAGGAAATTAATTATGCCTTTCATAGGAAATAAACCTTCTGCAGTACCTTTAACTTCTGCGGATATAGCTGATAGTATTATAACATCTGCAAAGATTGTAGATGGTACTATTGTTAATGCAGACATTAATGCATCTTCAGCAATCACATTAAATAAATTATCTGGCAATCCAAGTTTTAGAAATATAGTTATTAATGGTGATATGCAAATTGCACAAAGAAGTACAAGTGTAGCTTCTATAACTGCAAGTGGTTATTATACTTTAGATAGAATGGCTATTGCAGTTGATTCACTTGGAACTTGGACTATGTCGCAATCAACAGATGTTCCTTCAGGATATGGTTTTTCTAAATCTTTAAAATTAGATTGTACTACTGCTGATGCTTCACCTTCTGCTAGTGATTTTCTTGCTTTAAGAACAATATTTGAGGGACAAAATTTACAATATTTAAAAAAAGGAACTGCAAGTGCAGTATCTTTAACTGCATCATTTTGGGTAAAATCTACAAAAACTGGAACTTTTATTCTTGAACTAACTGATACAGATAATTCAAGAAGCATATCTAAATCTTACACTGTAAGTGTTACTAACACTTGGGAATTTAAAACTATTACTTTTGAAGGAGATACAACTGGTGCATTTACAAATGATAATGGTGAGTCATTAAGATTAAATTTTTGGTTAGGTGCTGGTTCAAATTTAACATCAGGAACTTTAGGAACTACTTGGGCATCAACAACAAGTGCTAACAGAGCAGTTGGTCAAGTCAATATAGCAGACAGCACATCAAATGATTTTTTAATTACTGGAATACAATTAGAAGCTGGAACAAGTGCTACTGATTTTGAGTTCTTACCTATTGATGTTAGCTTGAATCGTTGCCACCGATATTATCAAAATGTGCAAACTGGTACTGGACTAGGTGCTAATTCCATTAGTGTATTTATTATTCCACAATTTTTTACAAAAATGCGTTCTACTCCAACTGTTGGTCAGACAGGAGTATTTAATATAAATGATGGTGCAAATAATTTAACCCAAAGTTCTACTGATATTACCCTTTTACATGGAAATGATTCTGGTTGTTTTACACAATTAGGAAATTTTACTAGTATAGTAACTAGTAGAGTATGTATAGCTAGATTTCAGAATGATAACAAAATTACATTAAGTGCTGAATTATGATTAATACAATAACTAAAAATTATTTTAATGGTGAGTTTGTAAGTTACCAAGTAACTTATGTTAATTCTAGTAATTTTATATCAGTACCTCTAGACCCAGCAAACACAGACTACCAAGCTATTCAAAAGTGGATTGCTGAAGGTGGTGAAGTAATTGATAGTGGGGGAATATAGTATGCTGCATTTATGCTTCATGTTTAAATTCCTTGTAAAGACTGTTAATAAAACTATAAGAGGAATTTAGACATGCCACTAACAAGAATACAATCACTAGGAATAACTGATGGCACAATAGTTAATGCCGATATTAATGCTAGTGCTGCTATAGCTTCTACTAAGTTATCTGGTGTTACTTCTGGAATTTTACAAGTTAAACAAACTTTAAAATCAGATACATTCGTTACTACAAATATTCCAAATAGTGATACTGATATAACTGGTTTTTCTGTTTCAATTACTCCAGCTTCCGCAAGTAATAAAATATTGATAACGGTAAGTATGAGTATGACAACATCTGGTAATGTAAATGCTTTCAATTTTAAATTGCAGAGAGGTAGCACAGATATTTTTATTGGCGATTCAAATGGAAGCAGAACTAGAGGTAGTGGTTCTGGTTACAATGCTGTACAACAATCAAACGCACCTGTGTGGCAAACTTTTACATTTTTAGATTCACCAAGTTCAACAAGTTCAGTTACTTATAAAATGGTTGTTAGAGATCAAAATGCTGATAATTGTAGTTTCTATTTAAATAGAGGTAACTCAGATGGAGATAATAATACTTTTGTAGTAACAGCTTCTTCTATTCAAGCTATTGAAGTTGCAAGTTCAATTTTAACATAAAAAATTATGACTGATATATCAAAAGCAATTTTAGCAATTAATCCCAAAGCATCAGTAAGTGTTAATGCAGAAGATATAAACCAGATTACTTGGCACAACGGAACTACACCAATTCCTGCAAATGAAATACTTGCTAAGCAACAAGAACTAATTACAGAATACAATTCTAAACAATACCAAAGAGATAGAGTTGTTGATTACCCATCTCTTACAGATCAACTTGATATGCAGTATTGGGATAAGATTAATGGCACTAATAAATGGCAACAAGCCATCAACGCAGTTAAACAGAAATATCCAAAATAGATGGCTTATATCGGCAAACAACCAGTTGTAGGAAACTTTGTAAAGCTAGATGCTATTACAACATCCGCTACAGCTACATACAATTTATTAAATGGTGGAGTTGCATACTTTCCACAAACTGCAAACAACTGTATCGTATCTTTAAATGGTGTTATTCAATCGCCAACTTCAGCTTATACAATATCAGGTTCAACAATAGTATTCTCAGATGCTTTAACTGCTTCTGACTCAATAGATTTTATTTTAGTATTAGGTGATGTTCTTTCAATAGGTACTCCTAGCGATGCAACAGTTACAAATGCTAAATTAGCTTTAACTGCAGGTTCTGCTGGAACTCCAACTATTTCAACAGCTGCTGATACTAACACAGGAATATTTTTTCCAGCTGCAGATACAATAGGATTTGCAGAAGGTGGTACAGAAGTTATGAGGATAGATAGTAGTGGAGATGTAGGAATTGGTACTACTGCAGGTTTTACTAGTGGAAATGGTTTAGAAATACAAAGAGCAGGTGTAGCTACATTAAGATGTGATAACAGCACATCAACTGCTGCTGGTGAATTTAGAGCAGATGCAACAGGTACAGCAATAGATTGTAGAGGATTGGAAGTATTTAGAACTCTTACAGGTGGTACAGAACGTATGCGTATTATTAGTGGTGGCAATCTACTGATTGGAAAAACTACTAATTCTTTTTCAACTGCTGGATCAGATTTTCCACAAAACGGAAAAGGTATATTTGTAGTTGATGGTGATGAATGTATTATTTGTAATAGACTTACAAATGATGGTAACTTAATTAGATTTTACCAAGCTGGTACAGAAGAGGCACAAATCTCAGTATCAGGTACAACTGTTACTTATTCTGCTTTTACAGGTTCTCACTGGTCAAGATTTGCAGGTAATTCAAAACCAAATGTACTAAGAGGAACAGTTATGGAATCCTTAGATGAAATGATTGACTGGTATCATGTAGAATTTACAGATAGCGAAAATAATACACAAAAAAAACCTTACGCATTAAAAGCTAATGAACAAGAAGGTGATGTAATTACTTACAATTTTGAAGGAACAGATTATCAAGCAACAATCGTAAAAGAAAAAGATGTTAAACACATGATGTCTAAAATATCTGACACAAGTGAAGCTAAGAATGTCTATGGTGTATTTCATGCTTGGGATAATGACGATTTAATTAATAATGATTTCTATGTTGCTTCAGTTGGTTCTTATGTTGTGCGAATTAAAGCTGGACAAACTGTATCTAAAGGCGACTTACTACAATCTAATGGAGATGGTACTGCTAAAGTTCAAGCTGATGATTTAGTAAGAGCAAGTTCTTTTGCTAAGGTATTATCTAATACTGTAATAGACACTTATGAAGATGGTTCATTTATTGTACCATGTTCGTTGATGTGTTAAATACTAAGGAATAGATGACAATAAGTATTCTTGGAACGAACAAACTTTATCTTGGGATTTAGTAGAATGATAATATTTATAATAGGAACATTAGTTGGAGTTTATTTAGGTTGGAAACACAACCCAGAAGTAACTAAAATTATTGAATTTATAAAAAGTAAATTAAAAAAATAATCTATTGTAATTTGTTGCAACGCAACATACATATATTTTCTAACTAACTAAGGAGAATACTATGTTCAACTTTAATCCTTTTAAAGTTCCTTCTTATTCTGAATATAAAGAATCAGCAGAAAAGTTCTGTAATGATTACTTTAAATTCTTTAAAGATTGGTATAAAGATGTTGAAGAAACTTTTAACAAAAAATAAAAATGGAAAAAAAACAAGGTTTGTACGCTAATATAAATAGACGTAAAAGACTTGGCATATCAAGACCAAAATCTAAATCTACTATCTCTTCAAAAGCATATAGATTTATGAAAATGGGATTTAAAAAAAATAAATAAATTAAACCATGAGCTGTTGTTCTAATGTAAATGTTACTCCAATTGTTATTGGGGGTGGTACTGGTTCAACAGCTTATGATGCTTTCGGCAGACTAAGGGTATCAAATCCTTTAACAATATTTGACAGTAAAAACGTTCTTTCTAAAAATAGTTTTTTTGATGAATCTACCGTTAATGGTGGAACAGTTACTTATACTTCTAATTCTTCTACAGTTAACTTAAATATTACAGAAGCAGCTGGTTCTAAAACTATAAGACAATCTAAAAGAGTGATGTCTTATCAACCAGGAAAATCATTATTAATATTAAATACGTTTGTAATGAATACTGCAACTGCAAACCTTAAACAAAAGATTGGTGCATTTGATGCAAATAACGGAATATTTTTTACAGCAGATGGAACAACATTAAAGATAGTAAGAAGAACTTACACATCTGGAACTTCTGCTGACAATGAAGTTTCTCAATCATCTTGGAGTGGTGATAAATTAGATGGTACTGGAGCAAGCGGTTATACTTTAGACATTACAAAATCTAATATTTTATTTATGGATTTTGAGTGGTTAGGTGTTGGATCTGTAAGAGTTGGTTTTGTTATTGATGGTAAATTTATAACAGCTCATACTTTTAATAATGCGAATAGTTTAACAACAGTTTATATGCAAACTGCAAATTTACCAATTCGTTATGAGATAGAAAGAGTTGGAACATTATCAGCTGGCACTTATACATTAAAACAAATTTGTTCAACCTGTATGTCTGAAGGTGGTTATTCACCTGAAGGAATTCAAAAAATGATTGGCACAGGAAACGTAAATGCCGGTGTTAATCTTGGAACAGCTAATACTTATTACAATATTGCAACTATAAGAATTAAATCATCAAGACCCTATGCTGTAATTATTCCTGCAGGCGCAGATATATTAAACGTTTCTAATGGTGATTTTGAATGGGGTTTATTTGTTAACTCTACTCCATCATCTGCATTTTCTTACACAAGTTTTGATGACAATACAGAATATGATTTAACAACAGTTGATTTAACTACAACTGGCACTAGAGTTGCTGGTGGTTATTTAGGTGGAAAGACTGCACCATTTAGTATTGGTGGAGAAGGTTTTGCATTTTCATATCAATTGGGTCAAACAATTTCTGGAACATCAGATACATTAACTTTAGCTGTAAGACCAGGCGCTGCTAATGGAGATGTTTCTGGTTTAATTAAGTGGTACGATTTAACATAATATTAAAATGGCTAATCTTTATAAAAACGCTTTCTATGATCCTGCAGTTACAACTCCTGTGACTGTTTATACAACGCCTGTAGAAAAAACTGCATTAATAAAAAATATTCAATTAACAAATGAGTCTGGCAGCAAAATAGTAAAAGTATATGTAAGAGATAGTTCAGCTTCAACTGATTATCAAATTGCTTATGCTAGTTTCTCTGGATCTTCTATTTGTAATTTAATACAAGCACCGATTGTTTTAGAACAAGGTGATTTATTAAAGATTGAATCATCTTCTACAGCAGGTATAAGCGGAATAGTTAGTTTATTAGAAGTATATTATTAATGGATGTAGTAAGAATACCTAAAGAAGAAATAAATAAGGTTTGGATTTTAGTAAGAGAATATATTAGAAATGCTTTAATATATTCTGGTAGTCATCACCATGCTGACCATTACAAAGACTTAATAAAAGACGGTAAATTACAGCTTTGGATTATTTGGGATGAGAAAAAGAATACAGTTGAAGAACAATTTAATGGACTTGTTCTCTCACAAATCATACAAAGAAGCATAAAAAAAGTCTTACATTTACCTATGGTTACAGGTAAGAATAGACAACAATGGCAAGATTTAATTGTAAAGATAGAGAATTTTGCTATAGATCAAGGATGCGATTGCATAGAATTAATTGCAAGACCAGGTTGGCAAAAGATTCTTGATAAACACAAATACTACAGAACTCATGTAGTGTTAGAAAAAAATTTAAAAAAAGAGGAAAAATAATATGTCATTTTTAGGCGGCGGTGGCGGATCAGGAACTACAGTAAGTACAGTAACTCCTTATGCTCCAGCTCAACCAGCATTAAATCAAATTTTAGCAAACGCAGGATATTTATATCAACAAGGCGGAGCATCACCATACGTTGCTCCAAGTGAACAAACATTAACTGGTTTAGGAATTCAAGAATCATTAGGAACATCAGCTGCACAACAATTAGCAGGAACATTAGCTGGTCAATATACTAATCCATTTTTATCTCCAATTATTCAAAGAGCTGGACAAGAAGCGTATGGTACAGTTGCTCAACAATTTTCAGGAGCAGGAAGAACTCCAGGTTCTCCTATGTCTCAACAACAAGTTGCAGATATTGTAGCTCAAAGAGCTTTACCTTTTGCGTTCCAAGAATATGGACAAGAGAGACAAAGACAATTAGATATTGCTCAAAGAACTCCAAGTTTATTTACAACTGGACAGCAATTAGAAGAATTACAAAGACAATATCAACAAGCACCTTTTCAAGCATTACAACAATATGCTGGTCTTGTTACTCCAATCGCTTCAGGATTACCTACTCAAACTAGAGATGTTCAATCTCAATCTAATCCATTAACATTAGGATTAGGCGGAGCATTAGTTGGTTCACAAGTTTTACCAAGTATATTTAGTGGACTATCAGCTGGACAAGGAGCTGCTTATGGTGGAATCGGTGGACTTGGTTTAGGATTATTAGGGTTATTATAATATGGGTGGAGTTGTTGATGCAATTGGCGATGTTGTCGGTGGCGCAGCAGACATTGTTGGTGATGTTGCCGGCGGAGCAGTAGATCTTGTTGGTGATGTTGTTGAAACTGTTGTTGATAATCCAGAGCTTGCATTAATTGGTGGAATATTTGCAGCACCTTATTTAGCACCACAATTATTTTATGGCGGCGCAGCTAGTGCAGGCGGTTTAGGTGCTGGTTTAATTGCTCCTGAAGTTGCTGGCTTAGCAAGTTCTCTTGGTGGATTAGGAACAAGCGCAGGTTTAGGTGGATTAGGAGCAGGTTTAATTGCGCCAGAAATAGCAGCGTTAGGTACTTATTTTGGAGCTAATTCATTACCATCTTTAGATTTTGTAAGTTCATTTATTCCAAAAACACCTGCTGATATTGCAAAGACTTTGGGTCAAGCAGCTTTATTAGGTGGAGCAGCAGCAGTACCACAACCACAAATTCCTGAAGTTGATATGAACATACCACCAAGTAATGTTCCACAGTATGGTACAGGAAGAAGTATTTTTAATGCCTATAATTCTGCTAAAGGAAATATAAATAATATTTTATATCCACAAGGATTATTAGGAACACAACCAAGAACAGCAGGAATATATTCTGACTATTTACAACAACAAGGATTATTATAATGGAAAATTTATTAGAGCTTTTAAGAAAATATAACATGACAAATGCAGATGTATTATCTACGTCTGGTTCTCCACTTGCCACAACAAATCTTTCAGACAATGAAATGAATATTGGTGTATCTCAAGGAATGGGATTAGATAATGAATCATTATTAGGTTCTGATAAACAAACTAACAAAACATTAAGTTTAATGGGATTACTTAGTAGTCCAGAAGCATTAACAGGATTAGGTTTAATATCAGCTGGTATGAAGGGTCAAGGTATAGGAGAAGCTGCATTGCCATCTTTTGTTCAAGGATTAAATGTATCTTCAACTGTTAGAGCAATGACTAAAGAACAAGAACAACAAAAAGCAATTGATGAATTTGCTGGTAAAGTTCCTGAACAATATAAACCATTATTCAAAGCGTTTCCAAAAGAAACAATGAAATTATTATTAACTCCTAAAACTCCAACGATTAGTGGTGAAGCATTAAAAGTTGCTCAGAAATTACAAGGTTTAGATAAAAATGAATTTAATAAAGTATTTAACAGTCTTTCAAAAGTTGAACAGGATTTATATAATAACCAAATTCTTGGCAGACAAGATGTTCTTTCTAAATTAAATATTGATTTAAGCCAACCTCAAAATGAACCTACTCAAGTAAAAAAAACAACAGGTAATATTCCTACATTAGAAGAGTATGTTTCAAAAAATAAAACAGCTAATCCTTCATTTAGTGAAGATTTTTTAATTCAAAAGTATAAAGAAAAATACAACATACAATAATGGCAGAAAATTTTATAGATGTTTTTGATGATAAAAAAAAATCATCAAACTTTGTAGATGTTTTTGAACAAGAAAAACCTTTTAAAGATGTTTTTGAAAAAACACAATTAGAACCCTCAAAAGGTTTAATAGATTCCATGTTGAATCTATATAAGAAAGCTGATGAAATTAAAGAAACTGAAGCAGCAAAGCCGGTTGATTCTGAACCAAAAACAAAACCTGTAATTGATGTAACTTATAATCCATATAAAGATTACGATAAAAATTTTATTAAACAATTAAAAAATGTTACAGTCGGTGCAGCAAGAGATACCGCACAAGGTTCAATTGATGTATTAAATTTTTTATTACCAGGCGATCCACTAAAAAATGTTAAACTTCCTCAAGTTGAAGAACCATCTAATCTTGGTTTGTCTATTGCAAGAGATTTATTAGGATTTGCTGTTCCTTATGCCGGTCTTAGTAAATTACAAGCTATTACAAAAATACCACAAGCAACAACAAAGGTTGGTAAAATTGCGCAAGTTACTCTTAAAGGTGGATTTGCAGAACAATTAGCTTTTTCTCCTTATGAAAAACGTTTATCAAATTTAGTTGACCAATATCCTTCCTTACAAAATCCAGTAATAGATTATTTAAAAGCAGATAATGAAGATGATGAATTTACTGCTAGACAAAAAATGTTTATGGAAGGTGCTATACTTGGAATACCTTTTGAATTATTGGGAGTTGCATTAGGAAGAGGTAAGGTTAATAAATTTGTAGAACCATCTAAAGAAGCAGATACTGTAACTAAATCTGTAATGAAAGCGGAAGCTGAAAATGTAAGTCCAAATACAATTTATTCTCAAAAAGAACAAATTGAAGGAATTGAAAAAATTGACGTAATACCAAAATCAAAAGAAGAACTATTAAATATTCAAGCACCAAAATTTGAAAAAACACAAGTTGACATTGAACAAGTATTAGGTGCAAAACCAAGAACTCTTGAAGGTGTAGATTTACCTCAAGCAATTACTAGACCAGCAATAAAACAAGAAGTGAATCAAAATGTTTTAAATGCTGCTGAACAATTATTATTATCAGGTAAGGTAAGAAGAAATCCTAATTTAAGATTAAATGAACAAATAGCTGATTTGATTGTTACAGGAAGAATTGACGATCAAACATTTACTAAGATTTTAAAAGATAACAAAATACAACTTGATGAATTTGCAAGATATTTTGGTGCAGACAAATCAGATGCTGGTAGAACATTACAATCTCTTTCAGTCATTCAATCAAAAATTAATAAATTAAATAAAGTTCCAAATGCAAATACAGCTTATGACCAAGCTTTATCAGCTTCTGGAGTTGATGAATTTGTTCCTACAACTGGTCGCTGGAAAAGAGCAGATAATATTAGAAGAGGATTGTTAACTGGACAAGTTGCAACGGCAGTCAGAAACTTTCAAGCCGCTATTGGAAGAGCAGGAATTGATGTTATAGAAAAAGGTTTAGATGTTGCTCTTAGATCTGCTTACAGATCTATGAGTGGTGGTGCAATGCCAAAGAAATCATTATCAAATCCAGTTACTGCTTTTGAAGGATTTTTAAGTATCTTCAGACAAATTGATCCCAAGAATTATAAAATAGTTAAAGAACAAACTGACAATATTCTTGCTTCATTTCCAAAAGAACAAGACAGATTATTTTTAAGATATAGTTCTGATATAGTAGAAAGATCTGGTGGAAAAGATTTATTAGGTAAGGGTGAAAAAGCAGTACACTTTGTTAATTTTTTTAACAGATTACAAGAATACATTATTAGAAGATCTGTATTTCAATCATCTTTAGATGAGTTAATAAGAAATAATCCCAAACATTATTCAAATAGAAAGTTATCACAAATTATATCTGATAATGATTATAATGTTTTTAGACAAGACGATATTGCAGCTGCAGTTGAAAAATCATTAGAAGTTACTTTCGCAAAAAACTTTAATCAAGGTAAGGGTGGTTATGAAAGTTTTGCAAATTCTTTTATTAACTTAATTAATAAACTTCCTTTTACAGCTTCTTTAGCAATACCGTTCCCAAGATTTATAATGAACTCTTTAAAGTTTCATTTTGAATATAGTCCATTAGGGTTAACAAGATTTTTTTCCAAAGCTGAAAGAGAAGCATTTGCTAAAGGCAATACAGCTGGATTAAGTAAAGCTATTATTGGAATTGGATTATTGTCAGCAGCTTATAATTTAAGACATCAACCTTATGCTGGTGAAAAATGGTATGAATTTAAAATTGGTAATAGAACAACAGACTTTAGACCATTTAACCCATTTGCTGCTTACTTGTTTGTTGCTGATGCAATTAAAAGAACAAAAGAAGGAACATTATCTAATTTAGATTTAAAAGGTTTTGTTAATGTATTTACCGGAATAAGAGGTGGAACAGGATTATATTTAATTGATAGATTTATTGATGGTGTTACAGGTGTTAATCCTAATATAGATTTTACAAAAGAAATTAATAAAATTGCAGGAGATGTTGTTGGTGGATTGTTTGTTCCATTGCAAACTTTCCAAGATGCTATTGGTCAATTTTATCCTGAGATGGCAATTGTAAAAGATGCAAGTAGCAATCCAATTAAAGATAATATACAAAAAAGATTACCATTAAATAATAATTTACCACCAGTTGTATCTTCAACTTCAGTTATATTTGATGAGAATGGAATACCAAGAGCAGCTCCAATTAAAAGAGAAGAACCTTTAGCAAGACAACTAACAGGAGTAAGCGTTATATCAGCAAAAAATTCAGCAGAAAAAGAATTAGATAGACTTGGAATACCAGCAAGAAAAATATTTCAATCTACTGGAATACCTGAATTAGATGTTGCTTATAAAAATGCTTTAGCTCCACAAATAGCTATTGCTTTATCAAAAATTGTTGAAGCGCCAGCATATCAACAACAGACCAATGCAAGAAAAATATTTATTGTAGAACAAGTTTTAAATGATTTTAGAAAAAATGCTACGCAAGCTATTCAAAATAATGAGGGGTTAGCTCCGTTTATTTTAAAATATGAAATAGAAAAAATACCATTATCACAAAGAAGAATACTAGATGAGACTTTAGGCAAAGATTATTTAAAAGAACTTATTAGGAATTATGTAAAATAACATGAGTACACAATCACAAAAAAACAACGAACAGATACTTATATTGAACGGAAAGCTAAAATTACTAGACCAAAAGATTGATTTATTAATGAATAATCATCTGAAACATATTGAAGATAAGATCAATACCATATATAAGGTGTTATGGTTAGTCTTAACACTAAGTATAGGGGCGGTAGCAGATCTAATAGTAAGACTGTTAGCCAATTAAGTAAAAGTGCTATAGGTGCTATATCAGAATATGAAGCAATTTGTTCTCTTGTCAAACAAGGATATATGGTTGCAAAGTCAATTGATCCACAATGTATCTTTGACTTGGTTGCAATCAAACCAAATGGTATAGTAAGATTAATAGATGTTAAAACAAAATCATATCGTAAAAAAAACAATCATAATATTCACAGATCTCCAAATGAAAAACAAAAACAACTTGGTGTTGAACTAATGATTATTGACACAAAACAAATATTAACAGATTTAAAACATAACCAAGAATTATCTAAAGAAAATAAACTTACAGTTGAACAAAACAAATATAAGAAAAACAGAAAAGAACAAAAATGTTACAAGTCATTCAAAGATTTAGTTGATGTTTTCAACAACAAAGAGAAGATGGATAGTATCAAGTAAGTGCATTAATTACCTATACAATGATATAGGTTGTGTCTTATTAAATAATTGTAAATGTATTATGGATTATAAAGCAGTTAAAGAAAGAATTAAAAAACATGAGGGGTTTAGAAATACTGTTTATTTAGATTCATTAGGCAAAGCCACTATCGGTTATGGACATTTGTTAACTGAAGATGATGATTTTGAAGAAGGTATTCAATACGATAAATCTTTATTAGAAGTTTTATTTGATAAAGACTTTAATAGATCAGCTTATAATGCAGAACAATTATTAGAAGGCATTGATATTTGTGATACTGCAAGAGAAATTATAGTAGAAATGGTATTCCAATTGGGTATTGGTGGGGTTTCTAAATTTAAAAAAATGTTTGAAGCGTTACGAAAAAAAGACTATAATGAAGCTGCAAATCAGATGTTAGACTCTCAATGGAGAGTTCAGACTCCTAAACGTTGCCAAGAGTTATCTGATCTTATGCGAACTTGCGCATAAGTTAAATCAACAAAAATAGAGGTTAGATAAAAATATGTTACCAGCATTAAATGCTATTGCACCACTTGCAAAAATATTATTCAGTACAATAGAAAAGTCTGTTGAAGATAAAGACTTACAAGCAAAATTAAAAGCACAGTTAAACGAACAATTATTAAAATCATCTACTGAAGAATTAAAAGCAGCAGCATCTATCGTAGAAGCTGAAGCTAAATCAGGTTGGTTTTCTGCATCATGGAGACCATTATTAATGTACGTTTTAATATTTGTTTTAGTATTCAATTATATCTTTGCACCTATTATTAAAATGATTACAGGCATTGTTGTTGGTTTTGAATTACCAGGAGATGTTTGGACATTGTTACAAATAGGGTTAGGCGGATATGTAGTTGGAAGATCTGGTGAAAGTATTGCTAGAAGTTTAGCCAACAAACAATCTAATAAAGAATAATGAATATATTTAAGAAGATAAATAACTTTTTAAAAGAATACATTACGTTCAAACATGAACCCCTAAGATACAAAAGAGTTATAAGATTTAAAAAAGTAATTAAGAAAAAAGGTTATAAAAAATAAGATGAGAAAGAACATTATACTAACAACTATAGTTTTAATACTATGCTTAATCACTAGTGCATCATCTCAAACAACTACACAGAATAATACTTCTGGTAGTAATACTTCTATTACTGGCGGATATACTTCTTCCAGTTCTTCAACATACGAATCAGGTTCTGCATCTAATTCTACTACAACAACTAATTCTACTACAAACGCCTACTCAGGAGACACAAGAGTTGCAGCAACAGCATCTGCACCTGCAATGTCTGCCTTCTCACAAGACTTATGCGTTGTCGGATATAGCGGTGGAGTGTCAACATTCGGAGTAGGTATATCTGGTGGAAGTTATACTAAAGATGAGAACTGTGAAAGAATTAAACTAGCTAAAGTTTTAAATGATCTTGGAATGAAAGTAGCTTCCGTTTCTATCCTTTGCCAAGACGCAAGAGTATTTCATGCAATGGAAAATTCAGGAACACCATGTCCATTTGAAGGTAAGATTGGAGCTGAAGCAACTGCTCAATGGTTGAAGTATGACAAGCTAAGACCAGATTATAATTTATACGTTGAGAAATTAAGAATTATTGAAGAAACAAAAAAGCAGGAGTCTTTAACTGAAAAAAAGTAGTTGAAGATATAGACGCTTGGTACGAAGCGAAAGAAAACTTATGGTCATTTTTTACACTTTTATTATTTGGCTTATTACTTCTGTAGTTTCATTCTCTCAAACAACAACAACTTCTAATTTAACTCCAAGTACATTCACAACTGCTAATGGTTGGAGTGGAACTAATCTTTATTCTACTCATGGTAGCGGAACAATAGCAGGAGTTAGTGGAAAATATATTGAGAATACAATCTCATTAACACAATCTGGTTTATCTAAAGCACAAATCAATGAAGGTTTTACTTCAACGCAAAGTGTTGATGTTTGGTTTTGGTCTGGCAATCCAAATCAAAATGTTACTATGACGCAAGTGTTAACAGATGATAATGGTGGGGTAACAACACAGAATAAAATAATACCTTATACTTCTACTTACTTTAATACTTACACTAACTTAGCTGTTATAGATAAAAACTTACAAAACAATTACAGCATTACAAGTAGATTTTCTTTTTATGAATCTACAAATTCTCCATATCATTATGCTGCTGATTTAATTAATCCTTCTTTGACTGTTACCTATGTAACAAATCCTTTGCCACTTATTACAATAACTCCCATTGAAATTTTAAGTCCAGTTATTCAGCAAGTTACAATTACAGAACCTATTGTTGCAGCAATTATTGAATCTCCGGTTATAGAATCTCCTGTTGTAGTTCAGCAATCTTCTGAACCAACAAAGATTAATGAAACAATTCAGTTGGTACAACCAGCGCCAGAACAAACAAAACAATCCACAGAACAACCTAAAGAAGTTAATAAAGAACAAACAGAGAACAAAGAAGAGTCAATCAAAGAACAAAAATCTTCAAAAGAAGAGTTACCCACAGGTAAAGATAGTACTAAAGTTTCTTCAACTGAAGAGAAACCAAGTGTAGGCAGTACGCAGGTAGATGCCAAAGCGAAACAACAATTAGATAAAGTAGAAAAAGAATTAAAAGGTGTAGATACAAAAGTGAAGTCAGTACAAGAAATAAAAATTGACGCATTAAAAAGTAATCAACCTAGTTTAAGTGTGTATGAGAATAAACCATTTTATATATCAAAGCAAATGGTAGGTGTTCCTAATCCTGATTTCTTTAATCAATTACAACTGGAACAAAAAGCCATATATGTTAATGTTAATCTAAACAATTATATAAACAAAGACCCATTGGTAGCTAGACAAAATATGTTAAAACAAATACAAGAAGAAGAGGATGATATTATTATCCAACTAGAAAAACTAAGAAAGACAAAAGGTTAATATGTTTGATAAAATAAAAAATAATTTAAAAGAGATTATAGCAACAGTTGCAATCATTGGTACTATTGGTGGTGGCTTCATCAAGTATGGAGAAATCATGTCAAAGATTGATAGTATTGATCCTGCTAAAGCTGGTCAGATTAAACAAGACTTGGCCATTGCACAAAAAGAAATTGAATTACTAAAAGTTCAAATGAAAGAACTTAGAGCAAGTTCATCTAATCCATTAGCAAGATAATGGTTGTTTATAGAGGAGAGAAATTCTCCGGATATAATAAACAGAAAAGAACTCCAGGAGAGAGAAAGAAATTTGCTGTTCTTGCTAAGAAGGGTAACCAAGTTAAGTTAGTTAGATATGGTGATCCTGAGATGAAGATTAAAAAATTTATATCATCAAGAAGAAAATCTTTTAGAGCTAGACATAATTGTGATACAGCTAAAGATAAGTTCACAGCTAGATATTGGTCTTGCAAAAATTGGTAAATGGCTAAGAAAAAATTTAGACTTCAGCATGTAGGGTTTTGTAAATCTTGCGCTGTTGAAATTATTAATACAGATTCATTTGTTATCTACGCAGATAGAAACTGTCAGCATGTAAGCTGCATGGAGAAAGAATATAAAGATGGCATTTCTAAACCACAACATCCCAGTTTGGAAAGCAAAGATCAGACTAGAGTTTCTATATAATAAAGAAAAACATATAGGAGAAGAAGAGGATTGTTTAATCCATTCTATTACTACATTAGAAGGTAGAACTCCTTTGTTTAATATCTTGTTGCCTAATGGTGCTAACTATGCAAGACTTCCAATTCATGCTTTCTTTGCAGATGGATATAAAAGAAATCAAGTTAAAGATTTACAATTAAAAGACTTGGCTTATTGGGATTGTCTATCTTATTATGCAGGCGTTGTTGAGTATAATGCTTTAGCTACTTCTCAATGTAAATTCTTAGATAGAAATAATCAATTACATAAAGCTAATTACGAATTCTCAATAGATTATTGTCAACCTGATATTAACTTATTAAACACTACTTATTCAGAAATATCACCAGAACATAAACATCATCATATATTAGAGATAGCAGAGAATGATTTATGGCAAGGCAACTATGCTTTAATGCCTAATAATAGAATTTTGTTTAATCTTCCTAACTTTACTGTTAAAGATAATATTCCAGATTATAAAACTAATATGGATTATCCAAGCGTAGAGACTGACAGCTGGAGAACAGAAAATGATGATAGTCAATTTTATAATACAAAGGAGTAACTATGCCGCTAAGTAAAAAGGGAAAAAAGATTATGAAAGAAATGCAAAAAAATTATGGTAAGAAAAGAGGAGCTTCTGTATTCTATGCATCTTTTAATAAAGGAATAATTAAAGGCGTTAAAAAATAATTTAATATAGGGAGTCTCAACGAAAAACTCCCTATACTTCTACGCTAGATAAAAACAAATATAGACACTTTCAAAATTGACATAGTCAATATTCATTTGGCAGTCTATTTCTCCAATTGAATTCATTAATAATTAAATTTTTTTATACAATACCTTTAACACTCTGCGCTTCTTCTTGCTATCATAATATCCATGATAACCTACTATCTCTCTTTTTTTAGTCATGTCTCTCTCCTTAGTTGTTTTACAACCTACAGTACGCATACCAATTATTCTTTAACTGGCTATATCTTCAAATTCTAAATCCTTCATACCAAGTTCGTATGCAGCTTTTCTTTTCTTCTCTGCAACTTTAAGCGCTTCTTCTTCTAACTTCTTTTCTTTTTCAAGTAGAGTATAATAACGCTTTTCTATCTTGACTTGTTTTTTAGGATCGTTTTCTCTATCCATTCTTTTCTTTTTCTTTTACTTGTTTAATGTTGGCAGAGATAAATTTAACATTAGTAATCTCTAAGTCTTTTATCTTGCCAGGTTTTTCTGACTTTGCGGCAACTTCCACATCATCAAAAATCTCTTTAAACTTTGCATTGAATTCGTAAAAATAAGTTTTTTCAAATTTCATTTACCGGATATATTTCGTTGACTTTCAAAGAACTTATCTTTGTTAGTTGTTGATGACTTAGTTTAATCTTTCTCTGGGGGTATCTTACATCCTTAGATAATAGATTAGCTCTAGCTAAATCATTTACGATTGCATTGGATCTACTTCTAGTAAAGCCAAAGCGATTGCCAATCTCTATTAAAGTGGGGGAGTAGTTCTTTTCTTTAACAAAGTTAGCTATGTAATTTAATACATCTGCCTTGACTTTACTTAGAAATATATAGTCTTTGCCATTCTTCTTATTCATTTTTTATCCTTTGGAAATAAACTATGAACATTAGAATGTTTATAAGAGTCATTACCTGAACTCTTAATAGTATCTAGTTCTAATAATAATTGATCCAAAAACCATTTGCATTTTCTTGTATCTTCAATGGCTTTCTCTAAAGTAAAACCATTCTTACTACCAAAACGCATAATGTATTTCATTATAGAAGCTCTAAGATAACCAACCATTTCTGCTTCAGATAACTGAGAGCAGATAGCATGGATAGTCTCTATTGATTTATTCTTATAATGACTTGGATTAATATTATCGCTCATAGATTAAAACGGCATTTTATCTTTTGTTGACTCTTTAAACGGATTTACTTTAATAGAAATATCCGGTGCTTTCTCATTCTTTTTAGCTGTATTAATCCAACCAGAGATAGACCATTTCTTTCCATCAATCATTCCGCTACCTGTATATTGTGGGTCTTGTTTCCCTTCTCTACGCTTTGCATTTTTCCATAGAGAAAGCGTATTATCATATTTATTATCTGCCATTGTTACTCCTTGTTCTTACTGTTTGCTCTGCTTTTTTTCTAGCTTGTAGTATTGTGTTGTAGAAGTCTTGATCTTCAACTTGCATAAAACCTAGCTTCTCAGAATACTGCGACCAAATTTGTTGCAAGTTCTTTTCTAATATTCCAGGTGTTGTTGAAAACTTTTCTGCATCTTGTATCTTAGTAATGATGTCGTCTCTAGCGTCATCTGTAGATTGAGACTTAGATTGAACATAAGTATTACTAAAATTCTGTACTGGATTTGATTTAACAAAATCATTCATCTCTTCAAAGGTTGCTAGCTCTGAACCTGCGAACCCTGCTATACCTAAAGCTCTTCCAATAGATACTGATTCTATCTTCTCAAATTCTTTATCTTTCTTTACTGTCTGTTTAGAATGTCCAGTTCCTATTAACTTTCCATCTAAAAATATTTCAGTTTGAAACATTGCCATACCATCTGGGTATGTTGTTGTTGTCTTAACGCATAGTCTCTCACCAAACTTTTGTCTTACAAAGTTTAGTCTATCAACTACTTTAAGATATTTTCTACCTTGAATATTAATGAAACTGTCTTTAGTATTTTCACTAAATTCTTTGATAGCATCTATCAGGTTTATACTCTCCATCTTTTCTCCTTTGTTATTGTTAATTGTTTTCATATCCCAAATAAATGTCTTATTGTTTCAACTGCAACTAATGCAAGCATAGCAATAATAAACATTTCAAATCTATCGTTTCTCATTTTTATAATAATTTAAAAATCTAGTTATATATTCTTCAGGCACATCGTTCCAAAAGAAGTCTTGTTTTTTTCTTATGTCTGAAAAATCTGGTTTAATAAGTCTTGCCAAAGCATAAGGATCTCCATTAGCCATCTTTAATTTCTGTTCCCATATTTGTTGGTACATAACCAACTCATCTAAGAAATGTTTTAAGTTCTCAGGTTTTAAATCATCACAATTGTTTTCAGTAAATACTTTATGTTCAAAATGATTAGCATAAATAAGCACAGGTTTCTTACCGCCTGTTGCGTATGAGTAAGCTGCCATTTGCATACAATCAGAATGGAATGGTTGTTGAGGTACTGCTCTCTTAGTATATGAATAACCTTTTTTAGTTTTAATTACTGAACCAAATATATTTTTTAAATCTACAATATAATCTTGCCCCTCTAAATCTATAAACATTTTAAAGTAAGTTCCTATTCCATCTATCCAAGTTGCATACTCAGTTTCAAAATTCCAATCTTGTTTTGGCAGACTTTCTATTGCTGTTTGAAATTGCTTTAATGTTAATTTAAAATTTTTAGCCATGTAATATCTTTTGGCTTTATCTTTTTCGTCTATTGGTTTTTCTGCTCTTAATGATTTGAATAATGATTTCTCTTTATCAAAGATAACATCTTTTAGTGTTTCTTTTTTGCAGAGAATTTTTTGTACTGCGTTATGAACAATGTTACCCATAGTAAAATGAGAACGCTTAGGCATGTTCATTCTTTCTTGTGGTGTAAGAACTATGTAATTAAAAAATCTTTTATCTTCAGGTAATTTATTTTGTGAGACGCTAGCATACTCTAAACCAAATGCTTTATAAGCTGGGTCAGTAATTCTTAAATCGTTCATGTAACGAATCAGTATAACTATTTACAGTTTATTGCAATACTATAATCAATTAATTTATTCATAAAAAATAACATATATAATTCAATGAGATATAATTGTTTATTTAATATTTAATTGTTTGTGTTGATAAATTATTGACAGTTAAAACAAATCAAATTAGTAAAACGAATCACAATGATTCAAATTAAATTAGACGAATACGAAATTTATACATCAGGATGTACAGCGTTGATGCGCATTACTGAAAGCATGAGACAGAATATTAATTGGGGTCATGGTTACTTTGGTAACTTTAATGACAAGGTTGCAAAGTCTTTATCAGGTACGTTAGCTGAACTTGCTGTTGCAAAATGTTTAAAGGTACATTTCAACCACCATGTAAATAATTTTAAAGGCGCTGATTTATATTTTAGAAATCAAAGAGTACAGGTTCGTTGCCAAGTTCCTAAGAGTGAAAACTTCTTAATCATAAGACAAGATAGTTCGGCGAATGAAATATACATATTAGTCATTGATCGCTGTCCAATATTTGAAGTGATAGGTTATATCAATTCAAGTGATGCTTTAGGCAAGCCAGAATACTTAACTAATTTTGGATATGAAAATAGACCAAAGGTTTATTCAGTTCCACTAACAGATTTAATTTCAATAGAGAGTATATTTAATGGATAATAAATTTAATTACCAAAGAGTAGAGATTGTTTGGATGGATATTTGTAATGCTGATGGCGCTTGGTTAACAGAAGCAGAAGTTTTAAATCACACTTTAGCTGAGTGCGTTTCTGTTGGCTTTATGTTTTCTAAGACTAGAAACACAGTAAAGATATTTAGTTCCTGGTCTTACAATAAGGATCATTCAATAGACTTTGCAGATGTTGTGGCTATTCCTGCAGGTTGTATCAAATCAATTACAGTAATATGAGCGAAACAAAAAAAATAATATTATTTGCTTTTATCATTTCTGTCTGCTTATCTATTGCAATATTCTTATAATCATGGACATAAATTATTACTATAAAATGCAGCATAAGATTATTAAGGATTTTAGTATGCAAAAAGAATTAGAAAAAAAACAATCGGCAGAAGATAAACGATTAAATAAAATTAGAGTTAAGTTTATTGGTGTTGTCTTTGTATTGGTTATTATCTTTGTACTAATATGAAATTAGTTTTAACAATTCTATTGATGAACGGTAGCATTGTTACTTTTGATTTTTACAATGAAAAATCTGCTTATCAATGCGATAGAGTGTTTAACAAATTAACTTATTCAAAAAACATTAGGAACTATAAGGGTAGAAAACAGATAGGAACATTTTTTAGAAACCAAGAAGTATTATTATATGCCTGCGAAACAAGAAAAACCGTTTAAGATGACACTTAACGAAGCATTAGACATGGCAAGGATTGATCCTGTTGCTACTAAAGCATTAAGACAGAAGCTGATTACTTTAGAAGTTTTTAAATTTAAAGTAGATGAGTTAACTTTAATACAGCGTTTAGCTGTTTATGATTTACTAGACACAGAAGAGTACAGAAAGATTATTAAACTATTATCTTCTGAAATTATTAGTGAGTATTTAAAATGATGGAAAACAAAAACAATGAGTTCCCACTTTGCTGTGATTGTGTGTTCCAGGCAGAGGTTGAATTTGATGGCAAGGATTATTGTATAAGATGTTTAAAGGAAGCTGTGATAAGAAAGCAGAAACATAAAAATCAAGATTTATACATGAAGAAAAAAATATGAAGAAAGAATCTGCATTAAGATATGTTGGCTTCAATACTAATGATGACAGGGAGAAAGATGACTTTTATCCAACTCCTTCTGCAGCAACACAAGTTCTATTAGATAGACAAAAATTTACAGGAAATGTTTTAGAACCTGCTTGCGGAGACGGTGCTATGTCTAAGGTTTTAATTGCTAATGGTTATGAAGTAATCTCATCTGATTTATTTGATAGAGGTTATGGCAAGACAGGCGTTAATTTTTTAGAGACAACAGAAATGTACGATAACATTATTACTAACCCACCTTTTAAATTAGCAACAGAATTTACAGTTCATGCGTTGCAGCTTGCAAGACACAAAGTGGTTATGCTTTCTAAGATAACTTATTTAGAGGGTATCAGAAGAAAGAAATTAATATTTGACCAGAAAAAATTACAGACAGTTTTTATCTTTACAAAAAGAGTAGCTTTTAAAAAACCTGGAAGCGATAGTTTAGCCGGTGGACTTATGGCTTTTGGGTGGTTTGTTTATGATGTTAATTTCTCCGGTCAACCAACTATAGAATGGATATAAAACAATGAGACCAAAACCACAAAACGAATGGCGTAGAGAAGTTAGAAGTTTAATTCAACCAACCATGTTTCAGAAAGTAAATGCATCTGACTCAGCTTTTTTTAAAGCCGGATTTAAAACAGGTTATCGTTTGGCATTGCAGCACATTGGCAATTACAAAGCTATGGAGTTTTCAAGAAAGCGCAATGTTAAGATAACAAAAGTTAGTCCAATCATAGATGCTATTATTTACAGAACTGCTAGTCATTTTGGGGTTGATATTAATTTAATGTTGTCAGAGAAAAGGGATAGGCATTTAGTTATTGCAAGAAGTGTTGCTATAAATTTATTAAAAGAACTAACTCCTTATTCGTTGCATAACATTGGAGAAATTTTGGCAGGCAGAGACCACACTACAATCATTCATCATATCAGTTGCAAAGCCCAAAAAAATGGACTGTGGTTTCCTTACTTTGAAATATGGAATAGTTTTAGTAAATTAAAATTAGAACTAGAAGCAGATTTTAAAGTACAGAAATGAAACCGGAAACAATTAAATTTGAAAAGATAACTAAAGATATATTAGATTCGTTTGAACTCAATTCCCATGAGAAGATTATCTACGTTATCTTAAAGTCGTTTGAGCATGCTCCAAGAGGTATTAGAGTATCGCTTAAATACCTACAAGAACGCACAGGGATCAAGTCTAGGGGTACAATCATCAAGTATTTGGATCGCTTGCAAAATTTGGGGTACGTTGCAAGATTTAAGACCCATCTAGAGCAGACATCAACTTACACATTGGATAAATCAAAACGCCAGGAGTCTATTAAGCGTAATAATGAGTTCCGTAAGTTTATAAAGGTAGGTATTAAAAAGAAATCTACTAAGAAGCACACATCTAAAACAGATAATATAATCAGTATTCTTTAGGGGGGGTATGTTCAAAATTTGAACAGGGGTAGTCCAAAATTTGGACATTATATATACCTATATATATATACCTATATATAATCTTATTAGTATATTTAAGTATATAAGCATATATAAGCATATAAGCTTATATAAGCTTAAGGCAATCAGACTAAAGCATAGCTAGCACTCCTGAGATTATTGTTTATTTATTAAAAGGGGGGATAACTGCAAGACCAATTGTATTTATATCAAGATATGGTAGGTACTATTTAGCCATGACACAAGGGAAACGTTGCGCCAAAAAATGATTGATACTCCAATAACAATAGAAGAATTTGATAATTACTTAAAGACATCATCATTTGTTGAGAAGATAATACCAGGAGTTAAGAACAATAGATCGCCTTCCATGTTTAAGATAATAGGAACAGTCCATTATGATAGTAAGGACTGGGGCTATCATGATAAGAAAAATAAGAACCTAAAAGCAACACCTAAGCAGCTGTCAATCTATGAGCTTGTGATATTCACATTGTTAAAACTAGATAAGGACAACAGAGAATTATTATCGCTGCGAAACTTTCCGGAACGTTTAAGCATTAGAGAACTTAATAGAATGTATTTAGACTTAACGTTTAATCAGCTTAAATATAAATATAGATTAGCTCTATTTGACGCTTGTAATTTAGTGAACAGAGTAGGAT